TTCAACATGTCCAAGTTCATTTTTACAAGTATGTTATCAGTTAAAAAGACAACAATATAATCTTGAGAGAAAAATTTTCTTTTAAGTATCGACCGCCTTTTTCTTTCTTATAAATTACTTGTTTTATTATAGTTGATAATAAAGCGTTTTTTTCTTCTGCGGTCATATCTTTTGAATATTTACTTATAACATCTTCTAAAATTGGTATAGCTTTCTTTTTACTATATAAATCTTTAGTTCTATCTTTTGACTTAGATAGTTCTGTTTTTTGATTTAATAATGTTTCTAATTGTTCATTTAAAGTATTAGTTCTTTTAATAAATAAATCTTGAGTATATGCTCCAGTCTCTACTAATTCGCAAGCCTTTTCTATTTGGCTTTTTATTTTATCTATTTCGTGATCTATTGCTTCTATCATTTCCTTATTAGTACATATTTCTTTTTTTACTGCTTCTTCATAATTATTAACATAGTTTTTATATTCACTCATTATTATTTTAAGAGATTTTAATATTTTATCTTCTACAAGTTCTAATTCACTTGATACACACTTACATCTAGGTCTACTACACATTAAAGTATCTGTATGTGGTGGAGTTATGCTTTCTTCTATTGTAGTTATAGCTTTATCAAACTCGTTTGTTTCTATATTCAATAGTTTTTTTAGATCCTCCCATTTATCAGCGTGTGGTATACAAAATTTCTCGTCGTTAGAACTAAACCAATGATCTACAGAGTTTTTAGAAACGTGCAGAGCCCTAGCTATGTCATTAAGACTATAATTTCCTTTATGTTCCCTTAATAATAATCGTAATTTAGGCTTATCTATATCGTAAATACGTTTAGCGGTAGGTTTAGCGTCTTTTCTTAAATAATACGGGCGTCTAGTCATATTATTACCACAATAGCCACATACAACTAAACCTAATAAAGGGTTTTTCATTTCTTTATTATCTGGCACAGTTTTAAGTCTGTTAGATAAAAATTTAGCTTCTATCTGCTGTTTTATATCTTCGCCGAGTATTGCTTCGTGTTTACCTCTAACAAGCGTAAAATCGTCATTATTAGGGTTTTTCTTAACAATATGTCCATTTACTAATGTCTTAGTAGTTTTACGTCTGTCCCACGTCAAATAGCCGTATATAGTGTAACCCTGTAATATATTTCTAACCATATTAGCGGTCCACTCTTTAGACTTTCTAGGTTTTATTTTAAGATAATTAAGATAGTGTGCTATATTAGTATTTAATATAATCTTAATATTTTCTCCTGGTTTAAAAAAGTTATGAGGTATATGTATATTGTTTATATCTATATTATAGTTAGCTGCTATACTTTCTAAGGTATCATTTTCTTTTATTTTATATGGTAATGATTTACTATTAACAGTTAATCTTATTTCTTGATCTACTTTTAAATCTAAATTACAAGTGATTATATCTTTCTTATGTGCTCCAAACAATTTAGCTATATCTGATATAATCTCGTTTTCTTTAACAGTGTATGTAGTATTTAGTCCATTTAAGAATAAATCAGCTAATAATTTTACTACTTTAGACTCTGACTCATTTTCTACTAAAACATAACCTTTCTCGTTAGGTATTTTCTGTTTATTATAACCGTATGGCAATACAGAACCAACGTATTTACCGTCTTTAACACTTCTTAATCTACCACGAGCTAATATACGTTTAGCATATTTTAAATATTTTCTAGCTTGATATAAACCGTCTTCAAAATAAGATAAATCGTCCTCGTTATCTAAATTATATATTTTCATAGGAGTTATTATCTTTGTATTGGAATATTGAAAAGCTTGGGCTATTATTCCCTGGTCCATAGTATTACCACGAGCTAGACGTTCTATTTCAATACATACAACTCCTTTTACACGATCTTCTTCTATTAAAGATAATACTTCTTGAATTACTGGACGATCTTCGATAGTATCTCCAGACGCTACCTCTCTATAAATATTATGCTCTGGTATTGGTTTACCGAAAATACTTATAATAAAGTCTTGTAATTCTTTTTCGTGTCTTTGTAAAGTTTTTTCTATAGACTCGTCTTTATAATAGTCCATATCTTTACGTGATTTTCTTAAATATATTATAAACATATCTAGTATCTCGTCGACAGTAAGGTCCCTAGATACGTTCATTATTTGTAAAAATGTATCTAAATTCATTATAGCACTTTCTTTCTTTATAATTTTATGCTATAATCGTATAGAAAAACCTATACAATTATAGTTGGTTGTTTCTTCTATTTTTGTTTTAAGTGTGATAGCTTTTGTGGTTTTTCATTTCAACGCTTCGTGTTCGCGCGCGAGGCGTCTTTTTTTACTTTTCAATAAAACAAATTAGTTTATTATGATCTAAACAATTTAATGATATTGTTTCTTTTGTAGTTCTCTTAATTGTACCTACAATTTTATTGTTATCTATTAAATCGTTATTGTTAATAATAAATGATGTTCCGTTTTCTAGTTCTTGATTTAAACTTATATCAAATGCTTTTAAATAGCCTTTTTTACATATAATAGCTATAGTATAACTATCGTTATCATAGCTATATATAAGCCCATAATCATAATTGTTACATAAATTATAATATTTTAAATCAATTTTATTAGAAATTCTAATATATCTATTATTTTCTTTGTCATAAGCATTAAAATAATAACTATTATTTTTTTGGTCTACTTCAATACTTACAAATTTTCCTTTAAAACAATTAAATATATTTTTATTACGTTTAACGTTTATTAGTTGCATATCAACCTTTTTTGTTTGAAATGTTCTTTTTTTGAATAAATTAAACATATTTAATCTTTCCTTTCTCCAATATTTACCATTCGAGCAAGAAAACGTACATTTCGAGCAATGTTTAACGCATTTAACGGCAAAAAATGGTAAAATGGTGTATTAAAATTTATAATATACCCCTAAGGAGGGGGTTAGTATGAAAACTAAATATGATGTGTTATATGAAAAACTGCTTAATGATCATATTAACATCAGTTTATTTATTAAACTACTTGAGTATATCAAATAAGATATACTCTTTTTATTTATCTTCTTTATCTATTATAAATTCTTTGTTTTTTTCTATAAACTTCATAAGTTTATTAAAATTTTCCTCTGATAAATCTTCGTTCTCAAAAAAGTCATTTTCTTTTAATGCTTCCTTTAATTTATCTTTAATATTATTTGTAGCTTTTCTTTCGTCCCACCCTAATAAATAATTAGCGTCAACATCAAGTGCACCACATAATAAACAGAGAGTATCGGCGTCTGGCTTACTTGTTCCTTTTTCCCAGTTTGAGATAGCCGTATTGCCAAATTTCGCTTCGTCTGTACTTATCAATTCAGCTAATTGCTGTTGGCTTAATTTTTTATTTATACGCGCATTTCTAATATTTTCTCCTAATGACATAGTTCTTACCACCTCTCTTTAATTAGATTATAACATTTTGAAAACGTCAAGTAAATACAGAAATTCAAGAAATTTGAATTTTTATTCAAAAAATGTATTGACTTTCTTCAAGAATTATGGAATAATGAAAATAACTTCAAGATACTTGAAGTATTCATAAGAATTGGAGGTGCGATATGAAAGTTTATGAAAGGCTAGCAAATTACATTAAGGAAAATGGTATTAAACAGTCTTATGTAGCTGAAAAAAGTGGAATACCAGAAAACACTTTAAGTATGATCCTTAATGGAAAAAGTCGATTAGACGCAGATAAATTGGAAGACATTATTATAGCTTTAAATATAGAGCCTAGTTTAATAATTTTACCAATTAAGAAATCAACAACCGAAACATCAGACACTAACTAACATAAAATTTAATGAGGTGTTGAAATGGAAAAAAACGAAAGCTATCACACAATAAAAAACTTAACACTAGGTAAAACAGAAATTGAGATATGTATAGAGAATATTCCAACAGTAGAAGAAAAAAGAAATCATTTAATCAAGATATATGACGTCGTAAATGATATAGCTAGAAAAGCTGAAAAGCGCGGCGTTGATACTTCTAAATGGTTTTATACAGAAAAACAATTAAAACTCTTAAAACAAGATCCAATAAATGAATTTATCTAGTAAATCAATTTTAAAAAAACAAAGGAGAAACAATTATGAAAAAGAAATACAGACTTAAAAAATGGGTAAAAGTAACCCTAAATATATTATGCACAATAAGTGTATTTATAATACTTGCTTTATTAGTAAAGAAAGGAGTTAATGACTTTGAAGATTTGGCTAAGCAATGTGATAAGGAATACGGCTATACTTGTACTTATTACGATATTAGACAATACTCTTTAGGTAAATAAATTATGTATGTTAAAGAAAATAAAAAAAGATTTATGAATTGTACTAGAACTCATAAATCAAGTTGTAAACTTTCTTATAATTTACTCTCTAATTGTACCATAATTTGGGGGTAAAAGTCAAAAAATGGACGATTGGAGGTAAAACATGGAAGCCGTTAAAGAAAAAGACAATTATATAATGCACGCAAAATATGATGAGCATTTTAAACTACTTACTGACTCTGAATTGGGGCGACTTATAAGAGACGTAAATAACTACGTAATAAATGGTGTTTTACCTCAATACTCTGATAATGACAGAGTTATCAATATGGCCTTTTCTTTTATGAAAGCAACTATTGACATTGAGAAAAAAAACTACATTGAAAAATGTAAAACAAATAAAAGAAATGGACAAAAAGGCGGTGCTCCAAAAGGAAATAAAAACGCCGCTAAAAAACAACCGAACGGTTATGAAAACAACCCAGAACAACCGAATGGTTATAAAAACAACCCTATTGATAATGACATTGATATTGATAATGATATTGATATAGATATTGATAATGATATTGATATTAAAAATAAAAAAAGTGTGTGTGATAAAAGCGCACGCGCAAAAGAATTTTATTGTCATTTAGGAAGTGATTATAAATCGGAGTCATGTTTCTACTGCATGAAAAAACAAATATGTCCTAATAAGGAGTCCACGGAATTTAGATTAAACCACCGAAACGAAACTTTCGACGAGTGGAATAAAAGACACGAAGATTATCGGGAACAACTTATTGAGGACTTAAAGTCCAGGGGGAAGGATCCAGATATAGAGCTTATCGACTATGACTGGTTAAATGAAGATAATGATATAGATTAGAAAATGGAGGAATAATTATTATGAAAAATACTATAACAAAACAAGATATAGATAACATTTTAAAAGATACACTAATTAAAGTTGAACAATACGGAGATAAAACAACAGTTTTAAAAGCTACGTTGCCTAATGACTTTGTAATTGTTGAAAGTTCTAGCTGTGTAGATCCTGCAAACTTCGATATGAAAATTGGAGAAGAAATATGTATGGACAAGCTAGTTAATAAAATTTGGGAGCTTGAAGGCTATAAGCTTCAATGTCAAACTAAGGAGGTAGCAGAAAATGGAAATAACTAGCGTTAAAGTTAAAAAAATAAATGAAGAAAACTCTCGTTTAGTTGGAGCTGCTTCTGTAGTCGTTGATAAAGAATTTATTATCAAAGATATTAAAATCATTAAAGGAGACGACCGTCTATTCCTAGCTATGCCTAGTCAAAAAATGCCAGACGGATCCTACGCAGATATAGCACACCCTCTTAATGTTGAGTGCCGCAAAAAATTTGAAGATATTATTTTAGCAGAATATGATAAGTGCTAATGAATTATGGAAGCCAATAGAATACGATACTCGTTATCAAGTATCAAGCTATGGACGATTTAGAAAGAAAAACCCTAAAAATGGTTATAGATATTTAAAACCTTTTAGAAAACATAATCTATTTTTAGTAAAGATTAAAGATAAAGATTTTAACTGTGCTCGATTAGTTGCTAATGCTTTTATTAAGCAATTAGCTTCTAATGATAGAGTCTATCATAAAAATAAAATAGAATTTGATAATTACTATAAAAATTTAGAAGTTGTATCTTTAAAAGAGCTTGGTAAACGAACTGGCTATATATCAAAATCTAAACGAGTTGTAGAAGTTAAAAACGGCGAGATTATAAGAGACTGGCCTTCAAGTAGAAAAGCCGCTAAAGAATTATACATTTCTTATCAGACCGTTTCCGACTACTGCAATAATAAGGTGGAAAGCCCTATGTTTAATCTTATGTGGGAAGACGATTATTTTGACGAAGTATTAGAGCCGTTTAAATGGGAACATAAAAAAAGAAAGGAAAAAAAGAAATGAAAACTAAAATCAAAAACACAATAAAAGACATCATTGATTATACGCTAACAAATGAATTTAAAGCTTTAGTAATGATTATGTTATTTATGTTCTTATGTGTTTCCCTATTCTGGGGTGCTATATGTACAGTAATGACTAATGACATTACAGAAGTTGCTACAGAGCAAAAAGAAGAAAATATAAAACTTCAAGCAGAATATGACAAGTTATCTCAAGAGTACGCTCGTATGAAAATGGCTTATGAGGAAACTTATGAACTATTTACTACTTGTCAAGAGTCTACATCTTGGTATGAACAATTTTATTATGACAATGTAGATCCAACAACTGGAGAAATTGAGGGGGAATATTATGAGTAGTATTATTTGTTTATTATTAGGTTTAATATTAGGCTCTGGTTTATGTTATCTTGCCTTTAATCAAGTTTTAACTGCTAAAGACGATATTATAGAAGATTATAAAAAAGGTATAGAACTACATAACCAAAGAGAATTAAAACTTATATATATAAATCAGTCTACTAAAGATTATGTAAAACAACAACAAGATATTCTTAAAACTGTACCTATTAAAGTAAAAGAAATTACAGACGAAGCTAGTTTACAAGCTGGTAGATATATGACTTTAAAAGATATAGAAAAAACTATTATTCAATTAGAAAAGAACTCCGAAAGCTTAGTAAATAAAAAATAAGGAGTGATGTTATGCCTAGAGTGTTTAGAAACAAATTCGGTCGTAAAACTGTTAGGCCTTTCAAAAAGCAAGACCTAAATAGTATGATCGTAATTTGTAAAAAAAATAAAAACGCAGCCGAAGAAGAAGAAAACAAAGAACAAGTTTATTTATGGGATCGTAACTATATGATACTACACCTAGGTAGAAATCTAGCTTTTCGTATAGAAGATCTATTACAGTTGAAAACTGATAATTTTAAAAATGGAGGTATTTATACAAGAGAGTTCAAAACTGGTAAAGAGCAAGCTTTTGAACTCCACCCTTCATTAAGAAAAGATTTAGAAGATTATATAAATAGAAATAAGCTTGTTGAAGGAGAATATTTATTTAAAAGTCGTAAAGGTACTAATATACCTATTACGCGTCAAAGAGCTTGGCAGATTATTAAAGAATTATCAGACGAAGTTAAAGTGTCTTATGTTGTAGGCTGCCACTCCTTACGTAAGTATTTTGCTAGAGAGTATTACGAACAGACTGGAGATTTAATCGGTTTAAAAGAAATGTTAAATCACTCTAGCGAAACAGTAACATTAAGGTATATATGTTGGGAAGAAGACGACAAAAACATCAAGCGAAAAAACTTTTATTTAGGAGGTTAACTATGTTTGAAAGTATTAAAAATTATAACGATTTAAAAACACTATTTAACACTAGCGATAAAGTATTTGATATTTACGGATATTTAAGATGTTGTTCTAGGTATGGCGAAGGCGAACATTTAATTATCACGCCAAGTATAGAAGCTAGTAAAAAATTATTTGTTAAATTTCAACAAGAAAATAAAATCGGATCATTTATTAGAAACAGAAATATTTTCAAAATTTCTATAGGAGTTGAGAAAATACTTATTTACGACATTGATTATTTACAGACACACCGTTTAGACGGTCTTAGATTTAAAAGTATAAATTTTATGGAGTGATATTATGGAAAGAAAATCAATAACTGATATAAATTTAGATAACTTAAAATTAGTTACTCCAGAAGAACATAGAAAATATTATAAAAACTATAGAAAACAAAATTGTGATGTCGTAAGTATACAAGAACAAGTTAAGTTAGGCTATTTAAAATTTTATATAAAAGATAAATATATATATTGTGAAAATGTTATTACTAAAGAGTGTGTAATTGTTGGAACACTTGACAATATTACTATTGGTATTGATTTAGGACAAGACTCTGACAAAATGTTTGAAGCTTTGGCTACTATAGACGCTGGTAGTATTAGTAGAACTAAAAACGGTATGTATTTTTAAAAAACAAATATCAATTTTACATAATGAAAATATGTAAATTGATATAAAAAATAACACTTTCCTGATGTCGGGAAAATGCTTATAAAATCTAGGTAAAACTACTCTTTTATAGGGTGGCTAGTGAATTTAACAGAATTATGTCATTTTGTAAAATTCAATATATAGGAAATGAGGTGCTGGAAATGCTTGTATTACCAATAAAAAAGAAATGGTTTGACATGATACTTAGTGGAGAAAAAAAAGAAGAATATCGAGAAATAAAACCATATTATGATAGTCGCTTAAATAAAAAAGTAAATTTTTGTGAAAGTACAGGTTATGGTTATTATATTCTTTTAAGAAATGGCTACTCAAAAAATAGTCCTACTCTAAAAGTTGGTTGTGTAATAAAAAAAGATTATGGTAACCCTGCTTGGGGAGCAATACCAGGTCAACTATATTATGTTTTAAAAATATTAAGTGTTGAGGTGGTTAAATGAAAGCTTTTATAAAAAAAGAAAAATGGGAAGAATTTAAAAAAGATTATGTAAAATATGGTTTCTCATTTGCTGTTTTCCCAGATGAATTTTATACAAAACCAATAGATAGATTTTTAGTAATACTTATAAGCCGAAAAACTAGAGAAATTAAACTTATAACACCATACGGAGAGAGTCCATTTATGGAAGTTCAAGGAAATTATTTTGAAGATCTAATAACTAATAATTTTGTTGAATATAAAAAAGGTATATTTGATTAAGGAAGGTGTCGAAATGGCTAAATTAAAAGATAAAATAGTTGGTTATATTTCTCCTAAACAAAGAAAAATAAATACACTAGAAAATAAAGTCTCTACTCTTGAAGGAGTAATAAAAGACGAATTATATAATCTATTTATCGAAAAGCTGGGAGAACCAGCAGAAATGAAACGTCTAAAAAAAGACAATAAAAGATTAAGACAACAAAATAAGTCTTTAAAAGAAATAATTAAAAATAGTTAATTAAAAAGGTGGTGCTAGTTGTGAACTTAAAAGAAATGCAGAAATATGCTAATGCGTTATCTGAAATCAGAGTTAAATATAATTGTAGTCATACTTTATATTTTCCAGCTTATGGTCCAGATGTGCAGATTTGTTCACATTGTGGCCATAAAGTCTATAGAAATGATCGTATAAAATTTAAAGAAATATTATCTAAATGTATTAAAGTAAAGGAGGTACAAAATGGGTAAAGCTTATAATAGCAAGTGGAAAGTTACACCACTTACAGTTAATTTTAATCAAAAACAATGGAGACAAGACTTCGGAGCTTTTATTAGAAGTAAATTATTCTGGGACGGTACAACTTTAGTAACAAGATCTAAAGCAAAATCTAAAGGACCTAATTTAATTACTAAGGGAATAAGAACTTTCGAAGTATATAACGCTTACGGTGGTAGTGTTATAGTTGAATATCAAAACGAAAACGAAGTTTTATATACTACTCACGAAGATTTAATAAAACAATATTTTGAAGAAAGGAACATCAATATTTATGGAAAATAAAAAAATGAATTGCTCTAATTGTGGAGCCGTTATTGAAGATACATATTACAAATGTTTAGATAATTGTTTACAAGTTAATTTCTTTGATACAGAAGAAGAAAATTGCTTTTGTTCTGAGGAGTGCTTTTGTAAATATATGGAATTAGAACAGTTAGAAGTTAACGAAGAAAATGACGGAGAAAAAATTTAAAGATAAATGCGATTTATGTGGTAAATTTGATATTTTAAAAGGTTATAATGGTAAATGCCTTTGTCCTAAATGTATCGAAAAAGGACCACAAGAAAATTGTTCTCCACTCCCTCGAAAAAACGAAAAACAATTAAGTATATTTGATTTGGAGGTAATGTCTCGTGGAAATTGATACAGAAAAAGCAGAACAAGCAATAAAAGAATTATCAGACGCTTTTACAAAAGCATTTATGCCAGTTGCAGAAGCTATAAAAAATATATCAGCTACACTTTGTCATACATTTATTGATACTTGGGAAAGCATTAAGGAAAAAATGCCCGACTTTGAAAAAATGAAAATTTCACGAAAGCGTTTTGTTAAACTTTTAATGAGTATTGGTTATCAAAGAAACGAAGCCAATAAAATTGCTTGGCGTTATCACGAAGAAAAAGGAAAATATACATTTTTAGATTTTATCATTGAAAGTAACAAGAAGGAGGTATAATCAATGTGGCTTAGTATACTCATAGGAGCACTAATTGTATGTGCTGGTTTATATAGAATTGCCGAAGCAATAGAAAAAAATAAAAAGTAAGAAAGGAAGGATCTAATTTATGGCTGGAATTACAGAAACAGCCAACGGAGAAAAATCACAAATAGACTTCAAAGAAATAACAAGTTTTATCGTCGAAGAATTATCAAAGAGAAATCTACTACGTAAAGGAGCTACTACTTATCAAAATACGGAGTCTCTTTTATACAAATATAACGACTTGAAAAAATCAGTTGAAGACCGTGAAGAAGAAATCGAGGAAATTAAAACGACTGGACTACGTGGAAAATCAAAGAGCATATTTAAAATACCAGAAGGAAGTCATAGCGATTATGATACTATCGAAGAAGATATAATAAATGGCTTAATATCTGACATCAAAAAGACACAGTTAATTATTAACCGCATAGACAGAATATTAAAGAAATTTAAGTCCGATAAATATATCGACATAATTAAATTAAAATACTTTGAAAATAAAACGCAGCAAGATATAGCTGATTATTTCGAAAAAGATACTACTACAATATGGAGAAATAACAAGCGTTTAATCAATGAAATAAAGGTTTATCTATTCCCTAATGATGTTATTAAAGAACTTAACTATTGACAAAATGCAATAACCCACGCAATAACCCCGCAATTGACATAGCAATTTTTATATAATATAATTGGTACAATGAAATTATTAGGAATTGAGAAACACGTCTGTTTTATAGGCGTGTTTTTTTAATGCTTATTTGAGGTGGTATTATGGCTAAAGACTTTGCTAAAGAGTTCTATCGTTCTACTGCATGGCGCAAGACTAGAGCTTATATATACAATAAGCAACACGGAATATGTGAACGTTGCCACGGCGAGTATGGACCTGGCGAAATAGTACACCATAAAATATATCTAACTCCTTATAATATTCATAACCCAGCTATTACACTGGGAGAGGACAACCTAGAGCTATTGTGTAGAGTATGCCATGCTATAGAGCATGAGTCAGAGCTGCCAACAGATAAGAGTCTTATGTTCGACGACGAAGGTAATCTAATAGAAAGGAGCGTTGATTATGATATTAACCGTCTATACTAACTATCTCATTATGACTTATGACATAGTCTTTAGTGGTACCAAAGAGGAGCTCGCTAAAGCACTAGACGAAGGACCAGTCTTTCTGAGTACAAAGGAAGGAGCGTCAGTCTTTGTTAATCCGATTAACGCTGCACTGATAGAAATAAAAGACTCCCCCCTTTCTTAAAAAAGATATGCTTCACAGTGAACCGCGCTTGAGTCCTTTTTCGGACTGCTTCGGTCGTGTGAGGGGGGTGTAGTCAAAGGTGGTGGAAAAATGGAAAATGAAAATCTTAATTCTAAAGAATTAAAAGAAGTTCCAGACTTTTCGACAGAGCTTAAAAAACTTAAAAAAATATTCAAAAACATACCAAAAGATAAAAAGAATTTGGTACAAAAGCTTATCGAAAGTGCTGCTTTTATGTCCGTTGAGTTAACTAAATTAGAAAATTACATCAGTGTAAATGGTGTATCAGAAACATACCAAAACGGAGAAAACCAGTACGGAACAAAAACCAGTACAGAAGCCAGTGTGTACAACACTATGATTAAAAATTATACGTCGATCATAAAACAATTATGTGAGTTATTGCCAGAAGGTTTACCAGCAACAAAGGAAGGTAACGCTTTAATGAATTTCGTTACTAAGCCTAAGGGTAAATAATGAATTACATCAGAGAGTATAACGAAAAAATACAGTCTGGCGAAATAATAACTAGCCGCAGAGTCAAAAAGGTTTATGCTCGCTTAGTAAAAGAAATGGACGATCCTAATTGTCCTTTTTATTTTGATGAAAAAATAGCTAATAGACCTATAGAGTTTACAGAAACTTTTTGCAAACAGTCCCAGGGAGAATTAGGCGCAGACCTAAAACTGGAATTGTTCCAGAAAGCTTATGTACAAGCTCTATTTGGTTTTTTAGATAAAGAAACTGGGTACAGAAGATTTAACGAAACAATGTTTTTGGTAGGACGTAAAAATGGTAAAACAACTCTTTTATCTCCTATCGCGTTGTATATGTTAATGGCTGACTATGAAGGTGCAGCTGAAGTATACTCAGTAGCAACAAAGAAAGAACAAGCAAAAAAGGTTTTAACCGAAGCTTGTAATATGGTTAAACAAAGTCCAGAATTACGATCCGTTTTGAAGAAAAGAAGAAATGATCTTTACTTCAATGCTACATCTTCTATCTTTGAAGCTTTAGCGTCAGACTCTAATACGCTTGACGGTTTAAATAGCCACGGCGTTATTATAGACGAATTACACGCTATCAAAGATAGAAATTTATACGAAGTTATGAAACAGTCTATGACTGCTCGACGCCAGCCGTTATTAGTTATGATAACTACTGCTGGAACAGTTAGAGAGTGTATCTATGACGATACTTACGATTATGCTTGTAAAGTAGCAGACGAAGAAATAAAAGACGATCACTTTTTACCTATTCTTTATGAACTAGATAATCGTAACGAGTGGACAGATCCAACGTGTTGGTTAAAAGCTAACCCAGGACTAGGAACAATTAAAAGTTATCATAATCTATCTATTGAAGTTGAACGTGCTAAAAATGATCCTAAAAAATTACCAGGTTTATTGTGTAAAGATTTTAATATTCGTGAAAACGATAGTAACGCTTGGTTAAGTTTTGAGGAAATTAACAACACAGAGACTTTTAATATGGAAGATATTGAGAATACTTACGCTATCGGTGGTTGTGATTTATCAGCTACTACTGACTTAACTTGTTCTACATTACTTATCAGAAAGCCTAACGACGAAAAAGTATATGTGATACAACACTACTTTCTACCGCAAGTAAAGCTTGATAGATTAGACGAAAAGAATACACAAGAAGCGCCATACAAAATATGGCGTGATAAAGGTTTACTTACTGTATGTGAAGGAAATCGTGTTGACTATTCGCAAGTAACGGACTGGTTTGTACAAATGCAACAGGAATTTAAAATTGATCCTATATACGTTGGTTATGATAGAGCTCTAGCTGGTTACTGGGTTGACGAAATGAAGTCAAACGGTTTTCAAATGGAAGCCGTAGCACAGGGACCGTATACTTGGAGTCAACCAATGCGTGAAATGGGCGCAGCTTTTGCAGATAAAAAGGTTAATTATAATAACAACCCTATTTTAAAGTGGTGTTTAACTAATACTGCGGTTAAAAAAAGTGGTTTGAATAATATACAACCAGTAAAAATAAACGAACGTCGAAGAATTGACGGAGCCGTATCTTTACTTAATGCTTGGGTTTTATACGTTAAGTATTATGAAGATTTTATGTATAGTGTGGGGTGATCAAATGAAACATAGAGGCTTATTTAAAACTATATTCGGTGGTAAACCGAGTACATCTAATGACGCAACAGGTTTTAACATTTATAGTCTGTTAAATACTTTTAACTCTACTTATCAGATAAATACGGGTAACGCTTGGGATATGGACATTGTACGTAGTGCGGTAGACGCATATTGTAGAAACTTTGCTAAATTAAAAGCTAAACATACAAGAGTTGGTAAAACTGGTAAATCTAAAATTGAAAGATTATTAAATTACCGTCCTAACGATTTAATGGAAGCTTATAGCTTTTATTATAAAATAGCTGCTAATTTAAAACTTACTAACAATGCCTTTATTTACCCAGAATACTCTCCTAATCACGAGTTATTAGGTTTTTACCCTTTAATGTCTAATAAGATAGAATTACTGGAAAAAAACGGACAATTATATTTAAAGTTTTTATTTAAAACTGGAAAAATAAAGATCGTTCCATACGAAAATATTATACATATGAGAGGTCAATTCTTTGATCACGATATTTTCGGTAGTAAGAACTATGCTTTACTTCCAGCTCTTGATACTGTCTTAGCAATAAATCAGGGTGTTTCTAACTCTGCTAAATTGATTAACAGTATTAGAGGTATCTTGTCGGCTAAGGTATCGTCTAAAGACGAAGATTTAGCAAAAGCAAGAGATAAGTTTGTAGAAAACAACTTTAAAATATCTGCTAATGGTAGTGGTGTTATCGTAACAGATACAAAAATGGACTATACACCAATAAATGAAAAATCAACACCTATTTCTTCTGAAACATTAAGTTATACGAAGAATACTATTTATGATTATTTTGGAGTTAATGAAAGTATAGTACAAAATAAGTTTGACGAAAATCAATGGAACGCTTTTTATGAAGGTGCTATTGAACCAGTAGCTATACAAATGTCTCAATGCTTTACTAATAACTTATTTACCGAAAATGAGCGTAACTTTGGTAACGAAATAACTTTTGAAGCTAATAGACTACAATATGCTTCTAATAGTACAAAAATAAATGTTGTTAAAGAGTTAGCTCCTTTAGGTGTATTAAGAAAAAATGCTATTTTGGAGATATTTAATATGGCTCCCCTTCCAGGAGAAGAAGGAGAAAAAGTTATACAGTCTTTAAACTGGATCAATGCAGAAAAAGCAGACGCGTACCAAACTAATAAAAATGATACGCCACCAAAAGAAGATAACAAAAATAATAATGAAGATCCTATTGACGAGGGAGGTGGAGAAAATGGAGACGAATAATACAGAAAAGAAAGATATTAAAGTTGTTAAACTTAATAATTTTATTAGTTTTGAGCTTTTAAGAAAAATGAAAGAAAAAGAGCCAAACACTAAATTTATTTTACCTAATGGAAAGGAGGCTGTTCTAAATGACAAAAAAGAACAACAAAAGCCTAGTAAATAAAACTGGGCGTGAAATTAGAGTCTTCTCAGATTTTAAGTTAAAAGAACTTAGAAGCGACGACGGAGACGAAAGACAAGATTATGTACATGGCGTCCCAGTAGTATTTAATACTCCTACTTGTCTTTATGAGTTTGAGGGAGTAAAGTTCTATGAACAAATAGACCGCCATGCGTTTGATAGTTGCGATATGTCTGATGTAATATTCAACTATAATCACGGAGGCCCCGTACTTGCTAGATTAAGAAACAATACTCTTAAACTAGCTATAAATGATGTCTGTATGGAAATGGACGCATTTCTTGGGGGTACTAATAATGGTAGAAACACCTTAGAAGAAATAAGGGGTGGCTACATAGATAAAATGAGTTTTGCTTTTGTAGTAGCAGAAGACGGAGACGAATACGATCCAGCAACTCATACAAGAACAATAACTCGAATTAAAAAGCTATATGATGTATCAGCGGTTGATATACCAGCCTATGATACAACAAGTATTTCTGCTAGATCTTTCTTTGAGGTGGAGTACGAAAAAGAAAAAAGAGCTTTGGAGCAAGCCAGACTTAGAGAAATATGTATAGCAAAATCTAAAATCTAATAAGTTCGATAAGGAGGAAAATAAAATGAACGAAACAAGATTAAAAGAAATTGAAGCTAGAAAAGCTGAAATTAGATCACTTTTAGAAGATACATCAAAAGACGTTAATTTAGACGAAATTAACAAAGAATTAGATAGCTTAAATAAAGAACAAAGTTCTATTGAGGAAAGAGCTAAAATTGCACGTAGTTTAGAAACTGGAGAAGAAATACCAGACCGTGTAGAAAAAGTACCAGCTATTGAAGAAGCAGAAGAAAGGAAAGGAAAAGATAATATGAATAAAGAATATCGTAGCGCTTACTTAAAACATTTAAGAGGTGCTGAAATGACTGAAGCTGAAAAAAGAGCTTTTACAGTTAGTGGCGCTGGCTCAGTAATTCCAGTAGAAACTGCTAACGAAATTATTAAGAAATTAAAGGATCAAGCACCTTTATTAAATGAAATTACATTATTAAATGTAAAAGGAAATGTTAAGTTTGCCGTTGAAGGTGTTAAAACTGACGCTGCTAAACATACTGAAAACGCTTCTATTAGTGCTGACGGAGACACTTTAGTTACAGTATCATTAAATGGTTATGAAGTAACTAAAAAAGTACAAGTATCTGATAGCGTAATGACTATGAGTAACGACGCTTTCGAAGACTGGTTAACTAGTATGATCGCTGAAATGTTAGCAGACAAAATCTGTACTTTAATTATTAAAGGTAGTGGTACAGACGAAGCTACTGGTGTTGAAAAAGCTAATACTTGGGGAGATACAAACTCTGTTACTGTTGCCGCTGCTTCTTCATTGACTGAGGCTAACGTACAAAAGTTAATGTCTTTACTTAAAGCTGGTTATAGCAAAAACGCTAAATTCTTAATGAGTAATGAAACATTATTCAATGACTTTATGCCTTTACAAAATTTAGCTAAAAACTCTATCGTTACTGAAAGAGACGGTGTTTACTATGTATATGGTAAAGAAGTTATGTTATCAGAAGATGTAGCAGCACACGAAGCTTATCTAGGTAACTTTAAAAAATATGTTGGTAACTTATCAGAAGATGTTACTATCGTAAGTGCTTTTGATATTGATACTAACTCTTATAAGTATCTTGGTAAAGCTATATTCGACGGTAAAACTGCTATCGGAGAAGCTTTTGTTAAATTAGTAAAAGCTGCAGCTGGAAAATAAAATTAAAAATTAAAGATAAGGAGTGATATTATGGCAAATAATAAATCTATTAGCGGCGAGCTAATGAAAAAAGCACGTGGTTTTCTTAGAATAACTATTGAAGACGACGAAGTTATAAATACTGAAATTACTACTCTTATTAAAGCTTGTAGACAAGACTTAATAAGAAACGGTATCACTTCTACAAAAGCTGAAAGTGAAGAAGATAGTCTAATAGAAACGGCTATACTTCTTTACTTAAAAGCTGAGTTTGGGTTAGATAATAAAAATTATGAAAAATATCGTAATTCTTATGAGACTCTACGAACAGAATTATCACTAACGAGCGACTATGTAAACGAGGTGGTAAAAAATGTGGAGTGATGTCTTATATCTTTTAGAAGAAGTTGAGAGTTTGGACGAGTTAAATCGTCCTCACTACTCTTATAAAGAAAATAAAGTATATGCTAATAAAATATCAGTTAAAAGAAGTGAATTTTACCAGGCGCAAGCTGCTGGCTTTAAACCAGAAAAAAGTTTTGAAATAAGGACCATAGAATTTGACGAAGATAAGCACACAAAAGTTAAATACAAAGGTGTTACATACAAAATACTACGTTCTTACGAGGTAAATAGTGAGATAACAGAAATTGTATTAACGGGGCTTAATAATAATCGTGAGCAACAATAAAATAGAATTTATAGACACATCAAAAGAAGTTAAAAACACTATGGTTAAGCTTTCAAAGTCCGCCCTTCGTGCTTCTGCTAAAGTAGCTGGTAAAGCTATTAAAGCTGAAACTCAAAAACGTACAGGCCGATTATCTAAACAAGTTGGTTATTGGGCTAAAATAAATCGTGATACTGGACAACCAGAGTTACAAATTGGTTACTATTCTAAAGCGCAAGCAAAAAAGAAAGGTAAACAAGTATCACACGCTAACCCTGCTTGGGCTGAGTTCGGTGTTAAATCACATACTATTAGTATTAAAAAAGCTAATACTCTAAGCGACGGTAATATTAACTATGGTAAATCAGTTAGCCACCCAGGGCTTAGAGGACAAAGTATCTTACGTAATAGTGTCTTTAATAATATAGACGCTATTAGAGAGGCACAAGCTGAATACTTAGCAGCACTTAATAAAACTATTGAAGCAGCTGGAGGAAAGATTAAAGAAAGTGAGGAGATCGAAGATGTATAATTTCTTTATTGCATTACAAAAGTTTGTTAATGAACAAAAAATAATTCCACTATATTATGAAGAAGCTTCGAAAAAAGCTAATTTTCCTTATGGTGTAATTAGTGATCCTATTAAAACTTGCCTACGTTATGGCGAATTAGTATACTTCGACATATTTATATGGACTACAGAGCCTAATACTGGTATTGAATTAGAAAAGAAGTTACAAGAACTTATCAAACTTCTTGACGGTAAAATCTTCTCGGAAGAAAGAGCCGTTATATACTTCGAAGAACAAAGACCAATATCTGATCCAGAATATACCTTAATAAAAAAACAAATAACATTTAGTATTAGATTATTTTAAAGGAGGGAAAACTAATGTTAAAAGTATTTACTGAAAATGACACTAAAAAAATTCAAATTGACGAAGGTATCGTTGTATTAAACTTAGGAAAGCCTAACGAGTTAATACTTGGACCTACTCGTGGTGGTGTTGAAATGACTATTACACCAGAAATAAGAGACATAGAGTTTGACGGTAAGCGTGGTAAAACTGCTGGTATGCAAGTTATCGACGGCGAAGACGCTACTATTAAGGTTGTGTCATTATGTTGTAGTCAAGATGTATTGTTAAAAGGTTTACCTAATGCAACACTTGATACAAACAAAGTAATTAAACAAGGAGATTTCGGTCCTATCGATAAAAGTAAATATATTGATACTATTGATGTAATTACACAAATGTTAGATAAGACTTACAAGATCCTTACATTTAATTATGGCTTACATGAAGGAGCATTTACTTATAAGGCTGCCCCTAAAGCAGAAAATGAACATAATCTTGAAATTATACCTCACTATACTATAGACGATAGTTCAAGACTATATCAAATTAAAGATAGTGAAACTTGCCCTATAACAGTTGGAGAATAAATTTAAAATATTATTCTCCTTTTTGTTTTCTATTTGAGCGATAACAAAAGGGAGAATAAAAAAGAAAGGAAAAAAAGAAATGAAAACAAAATATTTATTATTATTAAGTGAAATTATAGACAAAATGGACATTAAAGAAGAATTACAAAATTTAGATTTTAATACTGGAGACGAAAAAGAAGATCGAGAAAAATTAGGAGCTGCTCTTATAACTTTGATTATTACTAGAATTTATAAATGTGAAAAAGAAGTTTATACTTTTGTAGCTAATTATAGAGGTTATTACCCTTCTAAACCAGTATTTACTGATGAAGATACAGAAGATATTAAAACAGAAAAAAATAAAAAATATGAAGAAGATTTAAAACTTGCTTTAGAAAAAGCAGAAAATGAAGATATAATCGCATTATTTAAGGAAATAAGTAAATTACCAG